AACAAGCAGGTGGAGGACTTGCCTATCTGATGGGATTATAAGCTATGTCAAAATCTGAAAACGTAGCTTTATATAAATATCTAACAAGACAATCTAGCCCCTCGTTACCAGGAGCAAGCAGCGAGAGACAAATGTTTGCTAAAGGCACAACTATTCAATCTCAATTACCTTTAGAAGACTATATAACTATTGTTAAAGAAATGGTGGCAGATAAAAATTATGTACCACCAGTAAATCTTAATGCAAAAGAAGTTGGAAGAATTCCTAATTTTGAAAAAGCAAAAGAATTAGTCAAAGCAGAAATGGGTGATGGATTTACTCAAGCTTATCAAGCAAACATTTCAAGACGAAAAAAATTAAAACAAAAAGCAATAAGAGAAGCTGACCCAGAAAAGAAAACAGAATACCTTGCAAAGAAAGCGGAGAGAAGAAGAACACGTAGAGTTGAAAAATTAGGAAAAGATATAAAAATGACTCCTGATGAAAAATATTTAAATTTTCAACAAAGTTTAATTTCAAAACAATTGAATGAAAAAATAAGACAGAACCCTGATTTAATTTTAAAGAATGAAGCTTTAATGGATCAATTATCTACCACAGTTGATAAACAAGGAAACATTGTAAAAGTAAAACCTAGTTTAGAAGATATACAAAATAGAGGTATCTTTGAAATAGAACATCAAAGAGATATTTATAAAAAAGGAAAGATGAAAGACTTTCCATATAATAGAAATTTAATATTAGGTCCGTATAATAGAACTGGTGGATTTAAAGAAATGGCTGAGAAATTTATTGAAGCTAATCCTGATTCAACAAATCCAAAAGTTATTAATATTTTAGATAAAGCAGATGAATTAGGAGTTACAATTAGACCTAACGTACCTGAAGGAACATTTCCAACAAAAGCTTTAGGGTATAAACAAGCTCCAGATCCAGTTAGTAAATTTGTAGATGTTGCAAAAAAAGTAACTCCTGGATTAGCATCTAATGATTTAGGTATACCTAGTTACAAAGGTGATATTCAAAAAGCAAAAGCTGCATTAGGGGTTAAAGAATTAAAATCAGAATTGTTTCCAGGTGCTAAAGCAACAGGAGAATTAATTTCAAGTACAATTGGTGATTTTGCAAAAGGTTCTATTGGAAAAGGATTATTAAAAACTTTAGGAATAGCTGGAGCAGGTTATGGTATTTATGATACTGGAGTTGCTTTATCAGAAGGTAAGTCTTTGCCTGAAACAGCATTTAGATTTTTTGGCGCTGATCCAGTGTACAACATGATTAGAGAATATAATCGTTTACCAGAAGATGCACAAGAGATTCAAAAAAAATTAAATGCACAAGCATCATTTGATGCAGCTATAGATGATCCATTAACTGAAACAAGAATGCAAAGACCTACAGTTACTCCTGAAGAACAAATGTATTTAGATGAACAAAAGAAAATTGTTCAACAAAAAGTAGAAGAACAAAATAAAGCAAGAGCTGAAGGTAGAGCTGGCCTTGTTAATTTTGCTAAACAAAAATTTTATGAAGCTACCGGCACACCATATCATATTGGTTTTGCAAATGGTGGACGAGTACAACTTTCTGAAGGTGGTAAACCAAAAGATATTGGTCGAAGAAAATTTTTAAAACTTGTTGGTCAAGGTGGAACTGTATTAGCGGCATTACCTTTTTTAGGTAAGTTTATTAAACCGGCAACTAAAGCAGCCCCTGAAGTATTAGAAGCAATATCAAGATCAGCAGATCAAATGCCAGACTATTTAATTAATTTAGTTAATAAAATTAAAATGATGGGTACATCAAAGGTTATTGGAAAAATGGATAGTCCAGATGAATTTATTAGATATGATTTAGGTGACTATGAATTATTTGAAGGAACAGGTGGATATAGATTAAAAAGAGTTAGAGACAAAGGAGAGTATGGTTATGAAGAATTTGAAATGCAAGTTAAACAAGACCCTGAAACAGATTTTGTTGAATACGAAGAAGTATCAGTAAGACCAGATGAAGATGGAAAATTAAAAGATGTTGATTTTGGTATTGATGATGACGTACATGCAGAAATGAAAAAGTTTGCTGATGAAGACTAATACACCTTATAAACATGGAAAAAAATCTGGGCCACCACCAAAGAGTGGACCACAACCACAGGGGTTGAATTTGAAGTATAATACTGTTAAGACTGTAAAACTGGAGAAAATAAATAATGGCAGACGTAGATAAGGCTCTACCGAATGTAGAGCAAACAATTAATGTACCTTCTGATGTTGAAATTGAGGAAGCTCAATTAGAAAAAAAAGAAGAGTTAGATGAACAAGGTAATCCGGTTGAGATTACTGAGAATGAAGATGGATCGGTAGATATTAATTACGATCCTTCTGTTGCATCTGTTGAAGGAACTCCAAATCATTATGATAATTTAGCTGAACATTTACCTGACGATGTTCTTGGACCATTATCATCTGACCTATTTCAAAATTATCAAGATTATAAAAATTCTAGAAAAGATTGGGAAAGCTCTTACAAAACAGGTTTAGATCTGTTAGGATTTAAATATGAAAACAGGACGGAACCATTCTCGGGTGCTTCGGGTGCCACTCATCCGGTGCTTGCTGAAGCTGTTACTCAGTTTCAAGCGTTGGCATATAAAGAGTTACTCCCAGCTGATGGACCAGTAAGAACTCAAATCTTAGGAACACCTTCTCCAGAAAAAACTCAACAAGCAACAAGAGTTAAAGATTTCATGAACTATCAATTGATGGATCAAATGAAAGAATATGAACCTGAGTTTGATCAAATGTTATTTTATTTACCTCTGGCAGGATCATCATTTAAAAAAGTTTACTATGATGAAGTTTTACAAAGAGCGGTATCAAAATTTGTACCCGCTGATGATTTAATTGTTCCGTATACAGCTACCTCATTAGATGATGCGGAAGCAATTATTCATCGTATTAAAATTTCTGAAAATGAATTACGTAAACAACAAGTTGCAGGTTTCTATAGAGATATAGATATTAAACCTGGTCAACTCAATGAAGATGAAGTTGAAAGAAAAGAACACGAACTTGAAGGTAGATCAAAATCAAAAGAAGAAGATATTTTTAATTTATTAGAGTGTCATGTTAATTTAGATTTAGAAGGTTTTGAAGATGTTGGAGAAGATGGTGAACCAACAGGAATTAAACTTCCATATATTGTAACGTTAGAAGAAAATTCTAGAGAGGTTTTATCTATTAAAAGAAACTATGAAATAAATGATCCTAAAAGATCAAAAGTACAATACTTTGTACATTTCAAATTTTTACCAGGCTTAGGTTTTTATGGTTTTGGTTTAATACACATGATTGGTGGTTTATCTAGAACTGCTACATCTGCCCTAAGACAGTTACTTGATGCAGGTACATTATCAAACTTACCTGCTGGTTTTAAACAACGAGGTATAAGAATTAGAGATGACGCTCAGTCAATACAACCCGGTGAATTTAGAGATGTAGATGCACCAGGAGGAAACATCAGAGATTCATTTATGATGTTACCATTTAAAGAGCCGAGCCAAACTCTATTACAGCTTATGGGTGTCGTTGTAACTGCAGGACAAAGATTTGCTTCAATAGCAGACCTGCAAGTGGGAGATGGGAATCAGCAAGCCGCGGTGGGAACGACAGTTGCGTTGCTAGAAAGAGGATCAAGAACAATGTCTGCAATTCACAAAAGAATTTATGCAGCATTGAAAAATGAATTTAAATTACTTGCAAGAGTGTTTAAACTTTATCTACCTCAAGAATACCCTTACGATGTGGTTGGTGGTCAAAGAATTATTAAACAACAAGACTTTGATGACCGTGTAGATATCTTGCCAGTTGCAGATCCAAATATTTTCTCTCAAACACAGCGTATTTCCCTAGCGCAAACGGAACTGCAATTGGCTCAATCTAATCCAGGTATTCACAATATGTATAATGCTTACAGACATATGTATGAAGCATTAGGTGTAAAAGATATTGAGCAGATTTTAATTAAACCTTTACCCCCACAACCAAAGGACCCTGCGTTAGAGCACATTGATGCTCTCGCAGGGAAACCATTCCAAGCGTTTCCAGGTCAAGATCACAGAGCGCATATTACATCACACTTAAATTTTATGGCTACAAACATGGCTAGAAATAATCCTGTAATTATGGCAGCGTTAGAAAAAAATTGTTTTGAACATATTTCTTTGATGGCTCAAGAACAAGTTGAAGTAGAATTTAAAACTGAAATCCAACAATTAATGGCTATGCAACAAAATCCACAAGCAATGCAAGACCCAAGAATGCAAATGCAAGTGAGAATGATTTCTGAAAAGATAGAATCTAGAAAAGCAACTTTAATTGCAGAGATGATGGAAGAATTTATGAAGGAAGAAAAAGAAATTACTTCACAATTTGACAATGATCCTATTGCAAAACTAAGAGCAAGAGAACTTGATCTAAGAGCACAAGAAAATTATCGAAAAGAAAAAGAGTCTGAAGAGAGATTAAACTTAGATAAGATGAAATCTATGATGAATCAGATGACTGATCAACAAAAATTAGATCAAAACGAAGAATTAGCACATTTAAGAGCTGATACATCAATACAAAAAACAGTTTTACAACATGAATTAAAAAATAAGGACGGTTTTTAGATGATTCCATGGGGTTTATTAGGCCAAGGAGTAAAAGCAGGCCTTGAAATATACAAAAATAAGAAAAAAGCAGAGGTCGCAATGTCTGAAGCAGCCATTTTTCATGCAGAAAAGATGAAAAAAGGTGAAATTGAGTACCAAGGTAAAGCTTTAGATGCTCAAAAAGGCGACTGGAAGGACGAATTTATTTTATTGACACTTTCAAGCCCTCTTTTTTTATTAGCGTACAGTGTTTTTGCAGAAGATGAAGAGATTGGTAGAAAATTAGACTTGTATTTTGAGAAACTCCAGTCTATGCCTTGGTGGATAATCAGTTTGTGGGTCGCAGTCGTTGGGGCTG